GTCCCTTCTGCGTCCAGGGCAGGGCAGAAGTGAAGTAATCATGACGTTTGCCGCGAGGGGGGCAAGGATATCCGGGGAAAACGCCAGTTCCGGATTCAAACAACCAGGAAGGTTGATCGGAAACGCGAGAAGAATCCAATATTTCATTACTGTCGCCCTTCTGAATCTTGACGGACTTCTGGAGATTTTCATCTCGGAACCATTCGTTCCAGATTAGATAGACAGCACGGAATGGAAGAGCGTTAATACCAGATATAGTATTAGACGTGTTGATGGGCAGGCCGAAGTAGTCCCATAGTGAACCTACATAAGAATTATTAGTATTATCGTTACCCATCATGACCGGGATGACATAATCAGTGCTATCATCAGGATCTTCCTGTTCGAAGCAGAAATTTTCCCAATGTTCCCATACGAGACGATTGGGAACGAAAAAGAAAAACCAATCCAGATATATATTATCCATAATAGGCTTAATTGGGGTAGCCAGGCGAGCGAAGTAATTGACAGACATACGAGTAGTATCGCCAGGCAACACCTCGTCAACGAATACAGGTATGAGCTTGCCTGAGTTGAAAGTTGTCTTATAGACGTGCGAGCGGTCGAATTTCGTCCGCCGCATATACATTGCAGGAGCATCGCTGAAGCGATGACCTCTAACTCTAATTTTTCGAGCCAATTTTTCACCTTCTTCAAGTGTAAACCTAATAATTAACCTGAAGCGAATTATTATTAGGTTCTAGATTATTATTGCGTCACCTACGCCAGTTGCATCAAGTAAGTAACTGGCTTCGGTGACGCCTATTTATGTGTTTCTTCATTATTATGTTCTAAAGTGTTACTTTTTTCTTGTGTTTGTTCATTACTCATAGACTGTTGTGGTTCGTCAAAGGTATTATTGCTACCATACAGACCTTCTCGTTGGAGATATTCGAGCGTTGCAGGATCATTCAATTGGCTGATGAAATTCATAGGATCATGACCGAATTTAGCTCGAACGTAAGCGGGCAGGCTGTAGAATTCTTCTCGAACTCCGGACACGAGTTCGAGAGCCGTGCTATAGTCGCCGGGAAGTGTTGCATCTCCGAATTGGAGATAAGCATACTGCGAACTATCGCCGAGATCGAGAGTGGCTATACCTTTCTGACCATCTGCATACTTATTGACAATATAGTTGATGTCAGTTTCATCTTTTTCGTCTTGAACGGCTAAAGACGGCATAGTGAATTCAATGCCGCAATGGTCATGGGTTTCAACTGGATCGTAAGCTGTTCTAAACTTCATAGTTTTCACCTCCTTTCGCAGGCGCCTAGACGCGGCGGGCGTGGCGCACAGAAAAAGGACGATCTCTTGCGAGACCGTCCTTATTCTGATACGCTCTATATTAGAGTATCATTAAGTGGGATCGTTGTCAATATCCTGCACGTAGTCTACGGCGCGACCAACCAGTACAGGAACGCGGGATTCGTCAGAACCTTCAATGTAATAACGGCCATCAGAATCGCCAAGGTTACCGATATAATAAATACTGAAATCTTCAGGATAGCTATTAATAAGCATCTTATCATCGTTGACTAGCCCTTCGAAAGCTCGCAATGCGAGCATGTCATTGTGGTATACCTGTGGAGGGCTGAACTGTTCAGCCTTGGAATCATAAATGGAATAGAGTCTCAGCGGAACCATCTCCTTTTCTGAATGCGATTAAATACCTACGAATCATGAGATATAGCGTAGCTGATATGACATAATAGTCATTATCAAGGCGAATAACTCTAGAATCATCAGGTTTGAGGCGGTAAGCGGCATATTTACTGCCACGAAAAGAATAATTGAAAGAAATATTACGTTTCGCACAGAAATTATTAACAGCTTCAAGCTCAGTAATAAGCATCACCTCGTTTCTGACTTAATAATAACACAGTCACAATACTTTGTCAAGCTTCCTGCCGAGAAAATGCTTATACTTGCCTTCCTGAACGCGACAGCGGTCAACAAGACGCTCATAAGTATTATTCTCCAAGTTATGAAGCATCTTCTCAATACGATTATTGCGAATGTATTCCATCCAGTGAGGATGCGTTTCGTCGAATTTCTTATCATAATAACGAGGAGGACGCATCTTCTTACCATTGATAACAACATAATCATTAGCATAACACTCTTCACCATGCTCTTCAAGCCATTTTCCGCCTATGCCGGGACGATTAGATGCCAGCATGAACTCAGGAGTACGGCCTTTATAATGAGCAGCAGCATTACTGCCAGTCTGCTTCTTCACTATGTAGCGCGCGACATAAGCAGCAGCGTCGAAACTAAACTCACCAATAAGGTGCATACCATATTTCCAGATTTTCGAAAAACGAGGAGAAGTATAAGTGTTATAACCATCTGAACGGAACCGAAGAACTTTGTCAGCGAAATCAATATTAAACAATATATAATGATAATGGGGACGACCATGAAGTTCACCATATTCACCACAGCCGAGAAAGCGAATACCACTGCCATACTCGCGACGAAGATTTTTCATGAAAGTCTGATGAAATTTCTTGCTTAAGCTTCTGTCGCGCGGCAAGTGATAATCGTCGAAGGTGCAGGTGACGAAGTAAGCTGAAGACGAAGTACGGGCTTCATGAACAGCTCTAACAGCCCATTGACGAGAATTTTCGAGCCGACAGCCGATGCACTGCTTGCAAGAGCAGCGAATGAAACGGCTATCGTTAGCAAGTTCAGGGTGAGAGGAAAGGCTGCCGTAGAAACTATAATGTTGTTTTCCGTTTTTCGTAACCGCTCCTTCGACTGGGTACATGAGAATAGGATTATAGCATACCATATTAATCACCTGTACCGATTGTATCAGGATTAAGTCAGAATGTCAAATCCTAAATCCACCTCGTCCTACTCTTTTGAAATTTCTACGACGAGATCTGGAGGTGCGCCGAAAGAGACGGCGAGAACCACGCTTAGACAATTTTCGACGTTTCATTTAGCGTCCCTCCAGGAACCGAAAAAACGGCTAGTTTTCTTAGAATCATTTTCATTAGAAATTGGCTTAACAAGTTTGTCAACATCGTGCGAAAAGTCGGACGCAACTTTACTAACAAGCTGGGTGGAAGAAGTAGAACGACCCTTCAATGCTTCGATCAGATCTACAACTTCCTGAATGAACGGGACGACAACGGTGACGATGAAAGTCAGAATCATAGTAGTTTTATTGGACATATAACAACACTCCTTATTTCATAATGTAACCAATACCGCGAAGGATATGACCGAGGCCTGAATTACCAACGCCTAACGAATCATAGAAATCAGCTTCCTGCCTCGAGAGACGAGCGTTCTGGGCTGAAAAGGCGGCAGCAGAATTAGACTGGTTAGCAGAGGCGATGTTGGAAAGTATGCCAGAGCTTAGGTATGAACCTTGAAGCCTCAAGTTCTGGAGCTCCTGATCCATACGCTGAAGCTCGTAACCAAGACGTTTTTCATAAGTTTGCTCGGCGAAATTTAAATTATTAGCCTTGATGCCATTATCGAGAACTATTCCATGGGTCGCCTGACGCGTAGAATCGGCTTCTGCGACGTTTTTCTCGATTTGAGATACCGCAAGATGCTCGGCATTCTTAGCCTGCCTTTCGGCGGCACTAGCGGCTCTAGCGGAGTTCATGGTAGAACCAATATCACTCATGCCCACAGAAGCAGCTGAAGCTCCAGCTATAGAACCGCCTATACCATTAGTGGCCGCGAGAATAGGATTAAGACCAGCATTACGCATGTCATCAACAGCCCATTGATAACGATGCTTATAGTTTTCGACATTCCACGCGTTAGCTTGTGCTGCGTTAGCGGAATTATAATGATTCTGAACCGCGGATCCAAGAACAGAACCAGCGACGCTGCCTAGAGTATTAGAAAGCCATGACATATAACCAACTCCTTCTAGAAGTGATCAACTAGACCGGGCGTACCGAACATAGGCATAGGACGAACTGTGGTATACCTGAAGCCTATGTCGAGCAAGAACTCAGGCTCATCTTGAACCGCAACAATGCGCTTAATCGGCGGATTCTCGGTAATGAACTCTTCATTAAGAGTAGGAGCATTACTGAAGAACTGAGATAAATGCCATACGTCGAGATTACCACCGGTTACAGAGCTACGGAACTTACCTGTAATCTGCGAAGGTTTATAGCGATATTCGGCATAACGCTCCTGATAGCCGAAAACAGTAGTATCAGCTTCAGTACCTTGGGCATAGATCTCACGAAGTTCAATAGCCTGTTCACCAAGATGCGCGAACGTAGGCCAATAGAAATCGTAAACCGTAGAACGAAGCCACATCTTATTAACGCCTTGCTGGTAGGTGAGGTCGGCACGGGCACAGACGAAGCCTATGATATAGCCATGTTCGACGAAAGATTTGGTGAAGCCATGAAACTTAGAAGCGGTAACGCCGTAAGCGGAAAGGTTACCTTGAGGAGAAGTGGTATCGGTTGCAGAAGTCTGAGCTATTGGATTGACCATAACCATCTTCGTGAAGGAGCCGAGGAATTCCGGACGCTGAAGACGAGCATCAGGAGAAATCACGCCGAAGAAAGAGCGAAGCACTTCAGTATAGCGGCTACCACCGCGAGCAAGGCGTTCATAGAACTTCTGCATCTGGAAAGCAGTGCGAAGTCCATTGATAGTAATAGCGGAGACATCGGAAAGATCAGCGAGCAAGCCTGACTTTTTTCGGTCGGACGTAACATAAGCGACTTGCGAAGATCCCCATTCGGAACCATCATCATTACGAAAGATCGCGCCAACATTATTAGTCATTGATAGATAGCCAACTTCATTGCCAGCGCCATTAGGAGCGAGGCCAAGACGCTGACCGTCACCGAAAACAGGAGCATTACCAGTTAGAGATATATTGACGCCGGGTCCCTTCTGCGTCCAGGGCAGGGCAGAAGTGAAGTAATCATGACGTTTGCCGCG